GTCAACTCTTTATCAAAACCAGCGAGAACTGGCCGGAACTGGCGACGACTGGTCGGGACCTTCCGCGACTGGAAACGATTAGCCCGGAGGCGGTCGGATCGTGGGGCGCGCTTGTGGGGGACATGGCTTTGGAGTATCTCGGCGTGGACCTCATGGACTGGCAACGTCACTATTTAGATCGCGTTTTAAGTTTCGCGCCGGCAGACGATGGGGAAATGGATTTAACTCATCGTTCTAGTTGTTTAAGTGTGGCGCGCCAAAATGGCAAGACGACCGTCGCCCAGTGCCTCATATTATTTTGGCTTATTGAAATGCCAAAGATTCGCGGCCATAAACAAACGGTCGTTTCAACCGCTCACCGACTTGACCTCGCCTGTCTCATGTTCGATGAGCTCGCGCCAAAATTAGAAAAACTAGGCGCGCACATAATCTGGTCATACGGTCGTTACCAAGCGACTATGCCGGACGGCTCGCGCTGGTTCGTGAAAGCGCCGCGTCCTTCCATCGGTCACGGTATGAGTATTGATCTCGCGATCGCCGACGAAATTTTTGACATATCCGAACAAGTTCTCTCAATGGGCTTGGAGCCGGCTCAACGTGCGCGCCGGTCGCCTCACATGGCGCTATTTTCAACGGCTGGGACGGAGGCCAGTACGGCCTTTATCCGGTACAGAGAAAACGGGCTTCGCCTCATTGACGAAGGGAAACCGTCGCCGTTTCTTTTCATGGAATGGAGCCCGCCTCCCGACCTTGATCCAATGTCCGATCTTGCTTTCGGCTGGGCTAACCCAAGTCTCGGAACGACACTAAGGCCACAAACAATTCGAGCCGAGCGTGACGGTCCCGACCGCGCCGCCTACTTAAGAAGCTCAATAAATTTATGGATTACCGTTTCTAAGGGCTGGATCGAGACGGGCCGTTGGCCCGCGCTCCGGCACGATGGACCAATGCCCGCCGGCGGAGTGATCGCCGTCGAAGCCTCCATGGACGAATCGCGTTTCTTTGGTGTTCGCGCCGCTCCGCTACCAGATGGGCGCGTCGTTTGTACGGTCGCATTCATGGCCGAAACGTATTCCGAACTTTGGGAAAAAATATTGAACGAAGCAAAAAATCCGTCGGTCCGTTTCGCAATAAGTCCAACGATCGACGTTCACTGTCCTCCAAGTTTTGAGCGTCGTCGCGTCGTCGTCGGCTACGGCGAAATTTTGAAATATACGCCAGTCGTTAAACAAATGATTCACGAAGGACGCGTCCTCCACATGGGCGAAACCATGCTCGCCGAACACGTTCAACGGGCCGTCGCGGTAAGAACCCAAGGTTCCGTCGCGGTATCAAGTCAACGGAGTCCAGGTCCTATCGAACTTTGCCGATGTCTAATTTGGGCCGCCGCTATGGCCGCAAGACCGACAACAAATTCGAAACCGCTAGTTTTCGTAATGCCGAACTAAGATCGTCGCCGGCGGTCGGTCGGTTGACCTTGCCTTTCGTCGGGATCGGATATCGTCCCGATCGGCCGCTTCCCGTGACATACTTTAGAAATGGCTTTATTTAATCGCAAGACCGAAACCGTTTCGCCGGCTCCCGCAATAGTCGCGGCCGCTGGATCGAATGTCGGCGCGTCACAAATTGGAAACTTCATTTCCTATTCGGCGTCAGAAATGCGCGCTCGCGCGATGAGTCTCCCGACGGTTACACGTTCCCGCGATCTTATTTGTGGAACGATCGGCAACTTAAAACTAGAGATGTATCGCGAAGTATGGTCCGAAAACGAACGCGAAATGTCGGAGATCGATCTCGCGCCTAGATCATGGATCGGGCGAATCGATAAATCCGTGACGAATAACTTCATACTTTCTTGGACGGCCGATGATCTTCTGTTCACCGGTCGGGCCTTCTGGTGGGTGGTCGAGCGTAGTGCCGACGGCTATCCCCTGAACTTCACGCGGCTACCTTCCAATATGGTCCAGACCTTGGACCAGCAGGGCGGAATTTTTTACGGACCGTCAAATCAAATTCAATTTAACGGAATGCCTCTTGACTCGCGCGACGTAATTCAATTTCTAAGCCCGATCGAAGGCTTGAATTTCACTTCACGACGCGCAATAGAAACCGCGCTTCGCATTGAGGAAGCTCGCGTGAGAAATGCCTCATCGTCTATTCCTGCCGGCGTCCTTAAAATTACCGAAGGGGAACCAATGAGCGCGGAGGACCTTCAGCAACTCGCCGCACAATTTAATCTTGCGCGCATGACTAACCAGACGGCCGTTATTTCGCAAGGCTTGACGTACACGGAAACAAGCGCGACTCCGGACCGAATGCTTTTAATTGATTCCGCCGATTACAGCGCGAAAGACCTCTCGCGCGCGATGGGCGTTCCGCCGTATCTCGTTGGCGTATCTACCGGAAGTTACAGCTATCAGAATGCCTCTCAGTCGCGTATCGACTTAGTGACCTTTGGGTGCCTCCCGTTAATGAATTGCATAGCGGAAACATTGTCAAGCGATAACGTCCTACCGCGCGGAACAAAAGTTCGTTTCGATACGTCCGACTTTTTAGCCGAGGACTATATGGGCGGAGACGTTGAGGAAATAGAACCGATGGATTCCCCGGACGAAGTATCAGATATGCCAGAAATGGCGAACCAATAGGTTTAGGATTCGATCATGATTCGTTTAACCCCACAAAATTTTACAGTCGACGCGGCCGCGCCAGACGCTCCAGCACGACGAACCGTTTCCGGAGTCGCGGTCGTTTATGGTGTCGAGGCCACAGTTTCAGATGGAACGCGCGTTAAGTTCGCGAAAGGTTCGCTTCCGCTTGACGGTCCAGCGCCTAAAATTTTTATGTATCACGACTCAAGTCAGCCGGTAGGCATTTTGACCGAACGAATCGAAGCCGAAAATTCGGTTCTATTTACTGGCAAAATTTCGGAGACAACTCTCGGAAATGAATTTTTGGTTTTGGCCCAAGATGGAGTCGTCGATCAAGTCTCGGTCGGCGTAAATCCCCTGAAATTCCGTTACACAAAAGACGGAGTAATGGAAATCCTTTCGGCGGACTGGTTCGAGCTTTCAATGGTCCCCCATGGAGCCGTCGCCGGCGCCGTCATAAACCAGATCGCGGCCAGTATCCCCGACGCGGAGGATATCCACGAAAACGAAACCGAAGTAGTGTTAAATGAAGTAGAGAACTCACAAGGAGAAAACGAAATGTCCGAATCAGTAGAAACCCCAGCCGTAATCGAAGCGTCAACGATCGCTCCGCTTTTTGCTCAACCAAAGCAGGCTTTCAAACTTCCAAGCGCCGCCGAATATATTTCGGCATTCATGCAGGGCGGATCAGTTGCCGCGGAAATGCAAGCAAAAATTCAGGCCGCCGCTCCAGACGTAAACACGCTCGGCGGCTCATTGGACGGCGTCTTGCCTTTGCCGATCGTCCAGCCTGTCTACAATAATTTCCGAGGCTTGCGCCCGCTCATCGACGCGATGGGCCCTAAGGCCATGCCACAAGGCGGAAAGATTTTCATTCGTCCAAAGGTCACGACCCATACTTCCATTGGCGGACCGCAAACCGAATCGGCAACAATTACCCCGGGAACATTTGTTATCTCTGATGAGCAAGTAACAAAGAAAATTTTCGGCGGATACGTTGAAGTATCCGAAGCCTCGATCGACTGGACCCAGCCGGAAGTGCTTTCGCTTTTGCTTGACGACATGGCTCGAATCTATGCGAATCAGACCGACGACTACGCTTGCACAGAATTTGAAGCTGGCGTTTCACAAACGGCGACCCTTACCTCGGCAACAGACGCCGCGGACTGGGCCGCTTTTGTTTACGAAGCCGCGACCGACATTTTGGTTAACTCAAACGGAAACCTTCCTAACGCGCTCATTGTGTCGCCTAACTATTTCCAAGTACTCGGCGGCTTGACTGATGACTCTGGTCGTCCGTTGTTCCCACAAGTAGGACCGATGAACGCTTTCGGTTCAATGAACCCTTCGTCCGTTGAATCGTCCGCTTTTGGCTTGCGCCTTGTTGTGGACCGTAACATCGATAACCAAGTTTATGTCGGCAATACCGACGGATTTGAAGTGTTCGAACAAGCTAAGGGCGCGATCAGTATTGACACGCCTTCAACTTTGTCAAGGACCGTAGCCTTCCGCGGCTATCTTGCGACCTTGATGATCGATTCGACCAAGTTCGTTAAACGAGCCGCTTAACTTCCGGAAGGAGGCCCAATTATGGCCGCCTATTCGGTCGTTCAAAAGCAGTTAACCGATAATTTCGCCGTCCTCGTTCTCTTAACCCCAGCAGAGATCGAGGTCGGCGCGACTATCGTCGTTACAAACGTTGACGCGACTTTTAACGGAACCTTTACGGTTCGCGCGCTTCCGGAATATCTTTTTATAGGCGTAGATCAATACGGCGATTTAATTTATGATCCGTTAGTTCCGATCGCGAATCAAGTTCTTTACGCAAAAACGGCCGACGACGTAGCGCGTCAAGCGGCTTCGGGAACCGTGACCATAACCCAGACTTGCACTTGGGTAAGCGCCCAAGACCTTTATGACTATTTAGGAATTGGCGTCGCGACCCAGTCCGACGCGAATTATCTCACTATTTGCGCGGCGGCTTGTTCTCAGTTCAGTTGGCGCCGACGTATGGAGTCCGGATACACGGATTCGCTCACGACGGTCCCATCGCAAGACGTGAAGCTCGGCGCGATCATGTACGGCTCGGCGATGTATAGGGCCCGAGGATCGATCGAATCCTTTAATAGTTTTCAAGATATGGGAGTTTCCCCAGTTACCGGCTTAAACGGCATTATTCGCCAGTTGCTCGGAATTGATCGCCCACAGGTCGCCTAATGCCAATTACGCCGACCGTTTACACGGACTTTTTAAACGAAGCCCTCGACGATCTAACGACGACCCTTCAAACGATCCTAAATTTGCAGGTCGTCAACGATCCCAGGAATATCACTCCGCCTTGTGCCCTAATCAATTCCCCGTCTATTGAGGCATATAACAACAAGATCGTTAAAGCGATTTTTACGGTCCAAGTTATGACGCTTGGCCCCGGCAACCTTGACGGCGAACGTTCGCTTTTGGCGATGGTCGCGAAATTGATCGATAAAAATGTGGCGGTCACGTCTGGCCGTCCGACCAATATCGACATAGGCGGAACGGCGCTTCCGGCTTATGAACTGATAATCCCCATAATGGCGACGTCGAATTACTAAAGTAAAGAAAGAACGAAGGAGAATTTCAACATGGCTTCATTTTTAGCAAATCCAGTTATCACTATTGGCGGCGTCAACTTGACCGGCTTTTGTACGGCCGCGACCGTGACCCAGCGTTACGACGTTTTGGAAAATACGGTTTTTGGAATGGTGGACCGCAAGAGTCAAAAGGGCCTCGGAAACCATGAAGCGACCGTAACTTTGTATCTTGATTACACGGCTTCGGCGACTTATGCGACGCTTGCTCCATTGGTCGGAACCCAGACGACAATTATCGCGAAACCTGCCGCCGGCGTGGACGGAGCAACGAATCCGGGCTTCACCCTGACCGATACTTTGCTGGCCGAGCTACCAGTCCTGAACGCGAGCCTCGGCGAGCTTCAGTCCATAGACCTAACGTTCACACAAGGAACGTATAGCGTCGACGTCACACCATAACGACGGCCGTTCCTCGGCCCGACACAAGGAGCACAAATGAAAGTCAAGTTATTCATAGACCGTAAAGGCGACGGCGAAAACATCGAAACCGTCTTTACTAATCTTTTCGTTATTACCGAATGGGAACGAATCGAGAATCGTCGCGCGTCAGACGGTCGCGGTTTTGGAATGACCGAAGTAACTGTCTGGGCTTACCTAGTTTTAAAATTGCGCGGAGAAAAACTTCCGGATACTTGGCGCGAATGGGTAAAAGAAAATCCCGAAATGATTATCACTTCGGAGGATAAAACGGACGTAAACCCTACGGAGGCGGCTACCGTCGGCAGTTAGCCGAATTGTTAGTCGCCTTGGGCTGGGCCCCGAACTTTTATTCCGAAACCTTTGACACTCGCGACCTTCAGACGGTGATCTATTGTTTAAAGAAAGCAAACGAAAGGTCGAGCCGTGGCGCGTGAATATAATCCCCAAATGGGCGACCTTGCTCGTATTGAGGTTTATGGCGTTCCCGAAATGCTCAAACTTTTAAAGACGATCGATCCAGCGTTACGCAAAGCAACCCAAGCAAAAATGAAATTAGCGGCCGCGCCGATCCTCGCCGAAGCGCGATCACTTATTCCGGAAGTCGCGATCGAGCCGGGCGAAAAAGGTCGGAAACGTGGCGGAGGCTGGAAAGTTACAGGCCGTCTCGGATATGACGCGAAAGCCGTCCGACGATCTATCAAAGTCACGTTTAAAGGCTCACGCATTCGAGACAAAAACGCGAACACGTTTCCACTTTTAAAGCTCGTTTTAGGTTCTGCCGGCGGATCGATCTTTGATATGGCTGGACGCTCGGGCTCGGGTAATACCCCATCGGGGACCGCGCTTATCCGTAAACTACAAAAGGACAGAGGTGGAGCGTCGCGCGTTATGTGGAGATCAGTAGAAAGCAAAATCGGAGAAGTCGAAGCGGGCGTCAAAGACGCGATCGCCGATATGGAATATGCGATAAATCAGCGCGCGCAAATGGTCGGTAAATAATGGCTATTTCCGTCCCCATCGTCTCGGAATGGAATCCGCAAGGACTCGATCGCGCGGTCGCCGATTTTAAAAAACTTGAAGGCGCCGGCGCTAAAGCGAATTACGTTATTAAAAAAGCGGCGCTCCCAGCGGCCGCCGCGGTCGGTGCTTTAGGTGTTGCCCTCGTAGGCGCGACCAAAGCGGCGATGGAGGATCAAGCCGCCCAAGCCGAACTAGCTCGTACTCTTTCCATTAGCGCGTCCGCCACAGACGCCCAGATCGCGTCTAACGAGGAATTGATATCAAAGATGAGTCTCGCCTCGGGAATCGCCGACGACGCCTTACGGCCTGCCCTAGCGTCGCTGGCGAGAGGTACGAAAGACCTCGGAACCGCACAAGACGCGCTAAGCCTTGCGATGGATATTTCCACGGCTACGGGAACCGATCTCACTACCGTTTCCGACGCTTTGGCGAAGGCGTACCAAGGCAACATGAAAGGCCTTCGAGCATTGTCCCCAGAAATGGCGACACTCATTAAAGAAGGCGCGGACCTTAATACCGTTATGGACGTTCTCGGAGGGACCTTCGGAGGCGCGACCGCGACCGCCGCCGGAACCGCCGAAGGGCAAATGAAACGTTTCGGAATTGCGATCAGCGAAGCAAAAGAAAACATCGGCGCCGCGCTTATCCCAGTAGTCGAAAAAGCGCTTCCACTTTTGACCGCGATGGGAAGCTGGGCCCAAGAAAATACAACGACGTTTCTCGTTATTGCCGGCGTGATCGGTGGAATCGGAGTCGCCATTTTGGCCGCTAATGCCGCGATTCGAATCTGGACATTAGGCGCGCAAATTGCGACGGCCGCTCAATGGCTTTGGAACGCCGCGCTAACCGCTAACCCTCTCGGGCTAATCGTCGTCGGAATTGCGGCCGTAATCGCCATTATTGCAATTCTTTACACCAAATTTGAAGGCGTCCGAAAAGTAGTTGACAACGTGTTCGGCTTTATCAAAGACGTCGTCATGGGAAGTATCGACGTAATAACGACATACGTTCAAACGGTCCTAGGCGTATATAAAACAATTTTCAACACGATCGCGAAACTATGGAACAACACGATCGGAAAACTTTCTTTTGAATTCCCGTCATGGGTCCCCGGCCTAGGCGGAAAGGGATTTAGCGTTCCTAATATCCCAATGCTTGCCGAAGGCGGAATCGTCAATTCTCCAACATTGGCGATGATCGGCGAGCGCGGCCCAGAGGCCGTAATCCCATTAAACCGCGCCGGCGGAATGGGCGGAAACTACACGATTAACGTTAACGGCGGACTCGCGTCTAGTGCCGAAATTGGCCAGTCGGTCGTGAATGCGATTCGCGCTTTCAATAGATCAAACGGGCCCGCGAACATTCAGGTTTCCTAATGTCGGCGACCATCGTCCAGTCTGGCGACTATGACCTTTTAATCGACACGGGATTTGATTACGAATCTTTTGTTTTAGATTCAGCGACGCGCGGAATTCTTGACGAGGACGTTCTCGGACCTACTTCGTCCTATGCCTCGGTAATTGACGGCGCGACAAACATTTCCGTATTCCGTGGACGACGCGATATTGGAGATCAAGGAATCGTCGCCGGAACTATGTCTTTTGAATTGCTCGACACGACGGGGATTTTTAATCCGTTCGACGATCAAGGACCATATTTTGATCCTTCAAATAATCAACCGGGACTCGCTCCGTTACGTCGCGTAATCCTTAGCCGCGAAAACGAAGTCCTATTTAAAGGCTATATAACTTCGTATTCGTATTCATTCGAACTTGGAGAACTTGATCGCGTTTCCGTTAATTGCGCGGACGATTTCTATTATCTAGCCCAGACATACCTTGCCGAATGGAACGTCACGGAACAACTTTCAAGCGATCGCGTAACCGATCTTTTGGACCTTCCCGAAGTCGATTTCCCAGCATTAGCCCGAAACATTTCAACCGGAACCGTAACCCTTGGAGGCGCTTCCGCTTGGACCGTGGCGAACGGAACTTCGGTCGCTAACTATGCGGCGCAAATACAGCAAGCCGAACAAGGCCGAATCTTTATTGATCGAAACGGAAACTTCACGTTCCAGCCGAGACTCGGAAACACTCTTGCCGGCTCGGTAATAGATTTTCACGATAACGGCGATATCGGAACGGCCGGTTATGACGCGGTAGGGATCGCCTTCGACGCCGATCAAGTTGTCAACCGCGCGTCCGTCCAACACGCCGGAGCCACAAGCCCGCAAGTAGCCGAGGACCTCGCCTCACAAGCCCAATATCTAATCCAGACGACCTCGATCACGGGCTCGCTCGTTCATAACGACGCGGCCGCGTTGACCCTTGCCGAATACCTTTTGGTTCCAAACCCCGAACCGCGCTTCACGGAAGTTTCCGTCGGATTCGTTTCCCTCACCAATGCCCAGCGCGACCTCGCGGCCGTCGTTGACATTGGCGACACGATCACCATTCAAAAGACGATCCAGCAAGGCGCGACCTCTACCGAATTCGCCCAAGAACTCGCGGTCGAAGGCGTACAGCACCAAATCAACGTCCTAACCGGTCATAGGGTCACGTTCTTTACTTCCCCGACGACCATCGTTTACGAACTGATTTTGGACTCGCTCCAATATGGCGAACTCGACGCCTTGAATGTCTTAGGATAGAAATATGGCTATTCAAGATTTCGTCGCGAACCAGATATTGACCGCGTCGCAAATGGACACACTCCAAGCGAACGATTACAACTGGACCGTTTCAACCAAAACCGCTAGTTACGTTCTCACGGCCGCCGACAAAGGAACGCGCGTCGTCATGAACTCGGCAAGCAACACGACCATTACGGTCAATACCGCGCTATTTAGTGCGGGCGACACTCTACAAATAATCAACATCGGGACAGGAACTTGTACAGTCACGGCCGGAACCGCGACGGTTACGGTTAATGGAAGTCTTGCTTTGGCGCAGTGGGGAGGCGGCACTCTTTATTTCACGTCGGCGTCAGCCTCTATATTTTTTCCGTCTGGGGGTATAAGTTACGGAACCGCGACAGGCGGATCAAGTTCATCGATCACAGTTAGTGGAATAAATTATACGCTTTTAACTTTTACAAGCGATACAAACCTTGTCGTTACGAGAGAGGGTTTATTTGATATTTATTTAGTCGGCGGCGGTGGTGGTGGTGGAACTTCCGGCGATGGAAACTCTTACGCTGGCGGCGGTGCCGGTCAAGTAGTACAAATGACAAGCTTTTTAGCGGCGGCAACTTATGTCGTCGACATTGGGGCGGCTGGCGCTGGCGGTTCTAACGGTTTGCGTACATCAATTGGAACAACAATTAGCGCGGCAGGCGGTGGACGTGGTGGCGCTTATCTAAACGCTAACGGCATTGGTTTAAATGGCGGTTCTGGCGGCGGTTCAACACAAGCGGCCGCGGCGGGTGTTGCTATGGCACTTGGCGGCAACAATGGCGGCGGATCGGCAGGAAATAGCGGTTCGGGCGGCGGTGGTGGTGCTGGTAGTGCTGGCGGTGCGGGTTCGGGTACGACTGGCGGCTCGGCTGGTAACGGCGTAGACGTTTCTACGTTTATTGGCGGTTCGACTGTATGGGTTGCCGCTGGTGCTGGTGGCGGTGGTTCGGTAACAGGTGGCGCGGCGGGAAGTTCCGGCGGAGTTGCAGGCAAAACTACGAGTCCCGGCAACAATGCTACGACCAATGGCGGCGGCGGCGGCGGTGCAACCAACGGAACAGGCGGAACAGGCGGCAACGGCATTATTTATGTGAGGTTCAGAATATGATCGATCAATATTTCGCCCAAATTGACGAAAACAATATTGTTATTGAAGTTCATATAGTTAGCCGCGAATTCATTGACGAAAATCCCGATCGTTATCCGGGTTTATGGGTTGAAACATTTCGAGATAATCCAAATAAAACCTATGCAGGCGTTGGATATTTATACAATTCGGAAACAAACGATTTTTATTTACCAGAGCCAATAGAAAAATAATGTCATGGATTCTGGCGTGTTGGTTTCTCTTATCGGTGGGGGCTTCGGTTTACTCGGGATATTGCTCAATAAAATCATTAAAGAAAACCGAACCGATCACGGAATCGTCAGAGACTCACTAAACCGAATCGAAACAAAAATCGACGGACACTTGGAGGACCACAAATGAAACCAAAAGACAAAGCGATGATCGCGTCCTATTTGCGATCTTTCATCGGAGCAGTCGCCGCGCTTTATATGTCGGGAATTACCGACCCGAAAGTTTTAGTTAATGCCGGCGTCGCCGCAATTATCCCGCCAGTCCTTCGCTGGTTAAATCCGAAAGACCCTTCGTTCGGCCGTGACAATAGCCAAAGCTAAACAAGGCGTTCCGAACGCTCGGGACTACATCGGTAACGCGGACGGTCCTTCACCTAAACCGCGCGCGGGCATGGACGAATGGATTCGTCAAGCGATTCACCATTCGAACGGCGCGCTTTTCAATAATGGCTCGTACGGCCAAAGAGACATGAAGGGAAAGCCAGGTTCTTTGAGCGTTCACGCGACAGGCCGCGCGGTCGATCTTTCTTATCGCAAGTCACCAAAAAATCCGAACGCAAATCGTAAAGACGCGCTTGCGTTTATCAATAAAGTTTTAGAACACGCGAACGAGCTCGGCGTCCAAGCCGTCCTCGACTATTTTCCAAAGGCTCACGGCGCCGGCTGGAGGTGCGATCGCCAGACGTGGGAGAAATACACAAAACCTACGATCTCGGGAGCTCCCGGCGGAGACTGGTTCCACGTCGAGATATCTCCACAAGCGGCCGATTCCGTTATCTGGGTAAAAGCCGCGTTTTTAAAGGTTTTCGGAGAAATCCCCCAAAACTAAACACGCCTTGACTAAGGTCGGAATTACCGACGAAGGGCTTTTAGATATGACCGAACCTCAAATTGTTAATTACTCCGTGTACGTCGGAACGATGGACAACGGGCAAGAGATACTGGTTCAAATATTTACCGACTCCGACTCGGGCGATTACCTCATGGGACAAATCGCATTTAGAACGGCTTCCTCATCGTGGGGAGTCCCCTATCCATTGGAGAAAAAATGAACAACCCATTTCTACTAATCGGAACTTTTGTTCTTGCGCTTTTCGGAATATCCGTTATGCCGGAAACAAACGTTCCACAAATTACACAAACGACGATCGCGCTCGCGCCGTATTTGATCGAACCGACAACGACAACAAGTTCGACTTTATTCATTGATCCTTACGCTTCGAATTGCGAACAATTTTCGGCGCTTGCCGTAAACCTCGGCTGGCCGCTTGACCAAAGGACCGTCCTTGAATCAATTATTTATCGAGAGTCACGGTGTAACCCTTCATCGGTTAACCGAACCGATCCGAACGGTGGGTCGCGCGGCTTACTTCAAATAAACGGATTCTGGAACAAATGGCTTATCGAGCGCGGAATCATTCAAAAACCGAAAGACTTGTTACAGGCCGAGATTAACCTTCGCGCCGGCTTAGAAATTTACAATTACGGAATAGAAAGATACGGCTACGGCTGGGGACCTTGGAGGACAAAATGAGCGAAGGCGTAGCATTTAATCAAGGCGAACTAACCGAGGAAACTCGCGCGTTATTGCTTCATCAAAAAGCGATCATGGGCTTAATGGACGAAATCCTTTCCGTTCAAAAAAACCCTCACGCCTCGCTAATCCGCGATCTAAAGCGCATACAAACCGATTTTATTTTAAGCGATCCGGTCCCAGTCTGGGAAGTTGCCGTTCTCGATAAAGCGATGAAAGCATTAGGGGCGCATTCATGAGCGAACAAATGACTATCTTTGACGCCATTCGCGAACGCGACGAAGCGATGGGAATAATCGATCAAAACACGCGCGAGGAATTCCGCAAAGACGCAAGAAACGCCGTTCTAACCGTGGGCCGAATGCGTTTCACGTTCACAAGTGACGACGTGTTCGACTGGCTGGACTCTCATCGTTCAACCAAAGCTCACGATCCAAGGGCATTAGGTCCGATCATGTCAAAACTTGCAAAGGAAAACAAGATCACATTTACGGGAGAATATTCACCCAGCCGGCGGAGACATTGTTCGCCGATCCGCGTCTGGCGTCTTGTTTAACTAAACCGAAATCCGATTAAAACGACGAAAGGCAAAACATGGGATTCGATCTCAACAATTACGAAACGGTAGCGGAACGATTAGTCCGATGGTGGAAGCATTATCCGGAAGGGCAGATTCTGACGTCTATCCACTACTACGACGGCGACCTTGTTCTCTTTAGGGCCGAGGGCTACAACAACGATGGAAAACTTATCGCCTCCGGATATGCCGAGGAAATTCGAGGATCGTCTCCGGTCAATAAAACGAGCCATGTCGAAAACGGAGAAACGAGCGCGATCGGCCGCATGATCCAGAATTCCCCGGTGGCCTCAAATGGGGAACGTCCTTCCCGGGAGGAAATGGAGAAAGTGTCCAGAGGTCCACAAACACGACAAACTGGCGTCTCCGAGCGTCCTAGCGCGTCTGGCGGGCCTTTAATCCATACCCCTAGAGGCGCATTCGCGACCCCTAAACAAACGGGCTACATTTCCAAGCTCGCCAAAGACGCCGGAATGGACGACCTTCGCCTTTTGGAATTCATTCAACGTACAGTCGGCCGCGACGACGCGGTTTTAGAACTTTTAAAATCCCATGAAGCAAGTCAAATAATCGAGGCTCTCAAATGACATTAGATGAATTAATAAGCGCGGTAGAACGGTTGCAAATTGTCCACGACATAATGACCGACGATCAAGACGAAGCGAAACGATACGTTCGATGGGCGATCAAACATCTATCCGAGAAAATCTGGTCAGCGTCTCTTTAATGAAACCGCGCGACAACATGACCGAAGCCGAATTTAAGAACGTTGTTATTTCTATTGCGAAGCGTTACGGCTGGTTAATCCATCACGACTTGCCGGCACAAAATGCGCGCGGTAAATGGGCGACTCACATTCAAGGCGACGCCGGCTTCCCGGACTTGCTCATGGTGCACCCAGTAAGCGGGAAAATACTCGCGGTGGAACTTAAAGCCGAGAAAGGAAAACTTTCGCCGCTTCAAAAACGTTGGCTTATGGCATTTGATGTAAGCGCGACGTTCAATAGCGTCTGGAAACCTTCGGATATGGAATATATTCTCTACACTCTTTCAAACTTTTAAATAGCCCAAGCAAGGCCCGACCGCTTGACGGTCCACGATCTGCCTATGAGTCGCGTCTAGGTCGAATACACGGCGTGAGTCGGGTAGATCGGCGCGCTCCGAATCATGCAAGACGAAATGAAACGGGCAAAGCGCCGAGGCGGCTTGTAAACATAATCAAGCGAGGATTAATGAAATTGGGAACCGTAAAGGGCTATACGGTGGGAGGCTCATTAACCTCATTTCACTACACAACTAAACTAAACATTAATAACAAACAACACGCGAGAGTCGAGCCCGACATGACAAACAACAAACAAACAACAACAACAAGGCGCGCAAGCGCCGCGTTAGCCCAAGCCGAAGGCGCGGGAGCATGACACGCAAACCCAGCGAATACGATTCAACCAAATACAAACGGAACCGCGAACTCATACTTCGAGACGATCCGATCTGCCATTGGTGCAGGAAAAGAAAAGCAACGACCGCCGATCACTTATTAGAAATCGCCGCCGGCGGTGACTCATCGCTCGACAACATGATCCCATCGTGTAAGCCATGCAACAGCTCACGCGGAGCAACATTCAAAAACAAACGCGACGCTCAACGAATACAAACACGAAACGAAATCCTCAACCAAAGCGAAACAAACAACGAGCGAACGAATGTTCGTTTTTTGGGAGGGCAAGACACGAC